CACCTTATAGCATATATGTGGCTTCGAGTTGGTCCTACCACTGTCCATTGATTTGTTCTTAATGAGCCAATATTTGTCCACCCCTTGGCGGACAGGATTTATGGTGTGAGATACGTTTTTACACCAGAATACATGTTGTAAAAATATAGTCTGCCATTATCTCCATCTGCCCCCAAGTAGTGAGTAATAGTTACACCATTACTGTCTAAACTTTCTAAACCAAGTTGTACGTCACCACCTTTTGTGCTTCTTCTTAATATAAGTTGCTGACCGACATTTTGATGTTCGATAGTTACACGACCTTTCATCACTAACCCTCCAGTGTGGGCGGACAGAACTGATGCCAAATTTGCGATGGAGCTGGTTCCGAGATCCTGGTTCGAGTCGAGGCCGAGGACTTTGGCGATGCCCGTTCCCTTATCAAGATTGTTTACAAGGGCGCCGAGTGCCACGCGCACGCGCTCGTTGATGATGGAGTCGAGCGCCTCGACGAACTCCCCCGTACTTTTGTTCTTCAGGATGTACTCCAGGTTGGCGATCTGTGCGGCGCCGGTGGACTGCTGTGCGCATACGAGTCTGTCGTCGCGGTACTTGAGGAGGTTACCCCTGCGGTTGCGTTTGCGTGAAATATACTTTGTTCCCATGATTTTCTTCTCCTATCGTTTTGTGTTGTTATACTTTAAGTTTGTCTCATGCCTCCTCGAAGGCGCTGCCGTCCGCCATCGGGCGTACCAGCATCGGCTGTCCCTTGGCGTTCCAGAACTCGAACTCGCCCGTGGCCATGTCGAGGTCCCAGGCATGGAGGTTGTTGTACTGCGTGGACGTCCAGTAGGTTCCGTCGCTGACGGGCGTGCCTCCGATGGCCGTCAGCACGGCGTCGATCTCCTCGCGCTTGTCCCTCAGCGCCGACATCTCGCCTCCGGAGGGCGTGAACCACTCGAGGCCTCCGACGCCGTAGTCGCGGCAGAAGCACAGCGCGCAGCCGTCGCCGTACTCGCCCTCGTGCTCCTGGAGCAGGTATGCCGTGCGGTCGGCGCCGTCCAGGTCGGTCATCGTGGGGTTGGTGTAGTTCTTGCGGCGCTTGTCGGTCTCAGGTATCACCTCCGTGCCCTCGCCGAAGCGCAGGATCTGCTCCGTCTTGGCGATAAGGTGGTTCAGGCCGGTGTCCTCGTTGCGCATCAGCACGGCCAGCGTGGCGTACTTGCGCTTGTCAATGCCTTCGTAGTCCTCCAGGCTGACGGCTATCAGGCTGTCGTCCACCTTCTTCTTCAGGGCCACGAGTATGCGGGTGTTGTCCACGGGCTCGATGGGCTCTACGTCGGGGGTCAAAATCTCTTCTGCCATAATATCTTCCTTTTTTGTTTGTTAATCCTATTCGATTTCCATGTATGCATCCGTCTGGAAGTAGTAGGTCTTCCCGCTGACGACAGAGGTGTCTGAGGTGGCGACGTACGACCCTCCGGAGAGCTCGTACCACCCCTGGGTGGAGGGGTTGCCGCTGGGCGAGGCCACGGCGACGTAGATCTGCTCGTAGGTCTCCTCGGCCTCCATGACGTTGGTGACGACGTAGTTCGTGCCGTCGTAGGACATCGTCACGGTGTCGCCGGAGAGGATGACGTCTGCGGCGAGCGCTGCCCCGTCCTTGTAGATGGGCTTGGCACCCTTGCCGCTGACGTTCAGCGTGGCATTGGCGACGGTGATGGCGTTGGTGAACTTCACCACGACGATGCCGCCCACGGCGAGCTTGTAGTCGCTGATGGTCACCTCCTTGGCGGCCGTGTCCGCTGCGGTGGAGCAGGTGCCCGTGTACGAGGCGGGCTCCGAGCCTCCCGCGCCGCCGATGATGTTGTACGACGTGCCGTCGTAGGAGAGCAGCAAGGAGGTTCCCGCCTTGACGACGTCGGCGCCGAGGGCCGCCCCGTTCAGGTAGATGGGCTTGGCCACGGTGGCGGTGTAGTAGGTCTTGCCGCTGGCGGGGGCCACGTCCTCTGTGAGCACGAGGGTGCCGGAGGAGAGCTCGTACCATCCCTCCTGCGAGGGGTTCTTCTCCTCGTAGTCGGCGGCGGTGGCATCCACCGGCATGCCGACGGTGAGGGTGGCTCCGGCCACCGTGATGGCGTTCTGGAACTTCACAATGAGCTTGGCGCCGGCCACGAGCGAGAACGTCGTACCCGCCACGACCTGCTTGGCCTGCGTAGCGGCGGCTGTGGCGCAGACGCTGTCGGTGCCGATGCCCTTATTATGCAGGACGCGGCCGAAGCGCTGCATGTCCTCCATATTCACTGATTTTGCTTTTGTCTGTTGATCCATAGTCGTATCTCTTTTTTTGCGTATTTGCTACTTAGGTCAGCTCTTCGGCTGCCGCCTCGGCCTCGGCCACCGTGGCCACAGTGGCGCTCGGGAACTCTTCCCTGATCTTCTGACGGAACCGCTCGAGCCGTCTCACGGTCACGTACTTGGTTGGGTTCGTTATTGCCATAGTCTCTCTTGTTTTTGTTCGTTCTTTTCTTGAAGCTGCGCGGGGAGTCGAACCCCGTGCAGCCGGTAGAGAGGTTTTAATCGAAGATGCTGTCGATGTCGTTGTCGGAGCACTCGAGCAGGCCGTCGAGCTTCTCCTTGTCGGCAGCTGCCATGAGACCGGCCTGTCCGCCTACGCCAGAGGTAGATGCAGACACGTTCTGAACGGTCTTCTTGGTGGCTGTGATCTCACCGTTGGCATCCTGCGAGATGGTGGCGATGAACTCGACGGCGGTGCCGGAGGCTGTGGGATCGCTGACGGCAGACTGTGTGGTCTTGTAAGAGCCGGCAGCCTGGAAGTCTGCGGGCTTGCAGTCACCGTCCACGGGGTTGCCGTTGGCGTCGAAGATGGCGAAGTTGCCGGTCACGGCGTCGGTGTCCTTGTCAGCCTTTCCGCTGATGTCCTGGTGGGCAACGATAACGTCCTGAGAGAGACCGCTCTTGAGCTGGATGTTCTTCTTGGTGGCGTCGCCAGAGACGTCGGTGATGGCCATCTCGCTCTTCAGGGCATAGCCTGAGAGGTCGTACATGCCGGCGAAGACGTCGTACTTGTAGCTGGGCTCGGCGGCAGTGCCGACGTTGGCTACGTATACGTTCGCACCAGCGGGGATGATGTGACCAGCGCCCTCGGCGAAGTCAGAAGTCGTGGTGAACCCATCCGAGATATTCCACATGAAGCCGAGAGAACCGGCAGCCAGGTCAGTGGAAGGAACAAGCTGTGCGAACGTGCGAGTTCCCTTGGGGATGATAGAAGATGGGATAGCCTGGATCTTACCGAGCAACTCGGCAAGAGCGGCTTCAACGGTTAATGACGTCAGACCGGTGATGGCTGTGATGGCCTGGGTCTGGTACTTGGCGGCGAGCTTCTGCTCGAAACGGGCCAGGCGTTGTACGCTAACGTACTTTGTAGGATTTGTCAGTGCCATAATTCCTAAATGTTTTTGTGTTAGTAAATAAAGTGAACTAATATACTGAGCTTAACTCATTCCTTCTTCTTCCTGGCGGGGGCCTTCCTCGCGGGCGCCTTCCCCTTCTTGCCCTCGGCAGGTGCCGCTGCCTGGCGGGCGGGGACGCGGAGCATCACGAAATAGTCGCCGTCGGAGTCCTTCATTAAGAGGCGGTCGGTGCCGTTCTCCGTGCAGTGCTTCTTCATCAGCGCGGTGGACATGGTCATGATGTCCTCGTCGGTGAGCCTGTAGGCCCCGGGCTCCATCCTGCCCTCGTCGTCCATCACGCCGGCGTAGAACCCGTCGGGGAGCTGGTAGATCTCTGTCTGTCTTGTCTTCTTCTTTGCCATAAGCTTAAAAATTTTTAATCGGTTGGTACTAATCGTCGTCGAACTCCTCGTCCATGCCGCCGCCCTGGCCCACGTCGGTGGGCTCGTCGTCGGGGAAGTCGGGCTCGTCGTCGAATATCTCGTCGATGTCGGAGTCGCCGGCCTCGTTCTCGTCCTGCTTCTCCTCGATCTCCTGGATCACTGTCTTGTCGTCGCTGATGCCGCGCATGGCGTCCATCAGCTCGGGGATGGTGTTCACCTCTTCGTTGGGCTCCTTGCCCTCCACGAGGCGGAGGAACTCCTCGCCCGTCATATTCATCTTTACCTTGCCCATATCGTCTATCTTTTCTGATGTCTTACTCGTGAACATGATGCGCTTGCCGTCGCTGGTGTAGATGTAGCGGCCGTAGCAGTCCGCCAGGTAGTCGGCGCCGTCGACGCTCACTGACCACACCTGCTCGTAGTGGACGCTGTGCCCGCAGTGGCTCATCACCGCCACGGTGTCGTGGCCCGTGCGTCCGAGGCCCACCTCCATGAGCTCCTGGCGGTCGTTCCACACGCGGCGCTGCTTGTCGTAGTCCTCGTCCTCGTAGGAGCCCTTGAAAAAGGCGAAGTACATGCCGGTGCGCACCCTCTCCAGCGTGAAGTACCAGCGGCCCTCGGTGTCCCAGAAGCAGTCGTCCTTGGTGATCCTCCAGCGGGTACGGCCGCCCTGGTCGCGCACGAGGATCACGAAGTCGTCCTCGTAAATGGAGAAGTCCTCCCTGTCCACCGTCACGCGGAACTTCAGGTCGTCGCCGGGGACGGCTGCCGGTATCAGTCTCTTGCGTATCTTCATATCTTCGTTTCTTTTTCAGTTCCTATTATTCAGGTCAGCTCCATGGCCGCCGCCTCCGCCTCCAGCACGGTGGCGAAGACGAGGGCGTCCTGCTTACCATTCCATGCCGTGATCTGCTGGTCGGTGACCACGCGGTGCGTGGCGTCGTCCTCCAGGTCCTCCAGCTTGTGGGAGTGCACCCTGGCGGCCTTGGTGCCGAGGGCGGCATACACGCCACCGGACTTCACGGCGTTCGGGGATCCTTCCTCCGGCATGTCGTCGAAGGCGATCTGGGAGAGCACCTCCTGCGCCAGCTGCTGCTTCTCCGCCGGGGTCATCGTGCTCCAGTCGAGGTTCGAGCCGCGGGCGTAGATGCTCCTGACGTAGGCGCTGGTGGCGGTGTCGTAGATGTACCAGTAGTTCTCGTCGTAGCCGTAGGTGCCGTCGCCGATGAAGGGCGGGTGGGCGTTCCACTCGGCGCAGAGGGCTGCCGCGTCGTTGGCGGCGCCGGTGGCCGTCTGGCTGGCGGTATGGTCATTGCCGGCCGTGGTGTGGTCGTCCTCGGCGATGCCGTGGTCGATACCCGCACGGGTATGGTCGTCGCCGGCAGTGGAGTGGTCGGTGGTGTACTGCTGATGGTCGGTGGTGGCCGTCTGGTGATCCTGCGTGGCCGTCTGGTGGTCCTGCGTGGCCGTCTGGTGGTCGGCCTGGGCGTCGGCCTTCAGGTCGGCCCACTGCTTGCGCACGCCGTTGGGGTCCGTCGAGCTCTCTCCCCAGAAGCCGTTCCACAGGGTGACGGCATTATTATAGAAGAGGTTCCAGAGATAGCGGCAGCCGGTGGTGAGCGAGTCAGAGAAGAAACTGGTCCAGTCGGTCTGGCGCTGCGTCTCTGCGTCCACGCGCGCCTGCTCGGCAGTCTGGCGTGTCTGCTCGTTGGCCTCGATGGCGATGCGTGAGTTGTCGGCTGCCGTGGCTGCGTTGTTGGCGGCCGTGGCACCTGCGTTGGCGGCTGCCGCTGCCGTGTTGGCGTCGGCGGTGGCCTGCTGTATGGCGGGCTTCATGTTCTCCAGCCAGTCGGCCCAGGCGGCGGATGACGCCTGGTCGAGGTCGGAGAGGAACATGAAGGCGTTGTCGGGATCCGAGGCCTCTGCGGAGGTGCGGCTCCACAGCGTGGCGTTGTCGGGGTCTGTGGGGTCGTCGGTGTTGCCGATCATCACGAACTTTCCCTCCGGCACGTTGGCGGCGTCGGCCTTCATCAGGGCGCGCGTCTTATAGGTGCGGAAGATCTCGAAGCCGATGTTCTGGGAGCGGGACGTGCCCGTGCGGTCCGTGACGGTGACGGTCATGCCCACCAGCGTGACGTTGACATTCTCCGAGGCGGTGGTCACTTCGTCGCAGGCCGTGGCCGAGTCGACGGCCGTCTGTGCGGCGGCCTCGGTATTGGCCTTCAGCGTCACGAGGTCGTCGGTGGCCACGCTCACCTCGCGGGCCAGCGCGTCGATCAGGGCGTAGAAGTCAGACACGGGGATCTGGTAGTAGCCCTGCGGGACGGCACGGGAGTTCGTGCGGGGGTCCACATCGAACTTCACGGCCGGCATGGAGACGGTCTTGTCGACGTCCTCTATCGGCATGATGGGCGTGGCGTTGGTGCCGCTCTGGTTCTCCAGCTGCGCGGTGACCCCGTCGAGCACCTCGAGCACGTCCTGTCTGAATTCCTCTGTTACTGCCATGAATGTATTTTCTTTGCCAGAAAGATAGGTATTTTTACAGCCATAGTCAAGGGCAGACCTTTAGGGCTCTTGGCGCATGAAGAGATACCTCGCCCACTCGAAGCACATGCGCCTCTCCGGGTACTCGTCATCCCTCTGGTGGGCGTAGGCCTCCTGCTCGAAGGCGATGGCGCGGTAGGCCCTGGAGCGGTCCCCCATGACAGCCCAGCGCACGAGCCACTCCACGAGGTACCAGAGGTAATACCAGATGTTCACCGTCAGCAGCCACCAGGGCGAGAGGTCGGCGGCGATGATCTCAACCAGGATCATCATCAGGGCCACCAAGAGGAACTCCACCTGCTGGTGGCCGTGGATCGTCTCGTGGTTCTCCATGTAGGGCACGTCGCGCTTGTACAGAACGAAGGGCCAGACGGTCATGGCGTCTGCCTTCCCGAAGGGTATGTACTTATTCTTAACGTATATCATAGTCTTGTATTTTTATCCGCAGAACCATTCGCCCCAGCAGTCCCTCGTTGCACCGTCGATGTTTGAAAGGCTTCCGAGTTTGACGAATATCCACGTACGCATACCGCCGGTACCGGTAGAGCTGATGCCGCCGTCGCCACGGATGATCCTCATGCTTGAATCTGAGAGGCGCGGCGTTATTGAACCACTCAAAGCCTTTATGAAGAACACGAATCCCTTGGGCGGCCATTTCGGCAGATAGAAGTCGTTGCCATAGCGCTCGAGGATAAGGGTGGGCTGGTAGTTTAATTTTTCAGCAGCTGTTGTGAATACAGTTGAATTATCTGGAATAATATTATCCCCTATTGCAGTGCTCGATCCTAATATAACACTCAGTAATGATGATGCACCCTCGTTTAATAAAGAGTACAAAACGGTTCTCGAACTGCTTCCGTAAAGATGAATAGCTCCGCCGTAGCCTTCCAGGTCATACTGGTTCGTGATCTCAAACGCGCCGATCTTTCCTTTCTTGGCAATGATACCGCCGGTCGTCGGGTCGATGGATACCAGACCTACCTGCGTTCCGTCAGAGCTTGAGAACTTGACATTGTTTGCTGTCAGCGTGATCTGCTGGTTCGAGCCGTCGATATTGATTCCCGTCTGAAGAAGTTTCTGCTTAATGTTGGAACCGACACTGTCTGCATGATTGCTGGCATTGGTTTCTGCCGTGTTGGCGTATCCTTGTGCCGCCTGCTTGGCGCTGTTGCCTGCAGCAGTTGCCTTGTCTTCAGCGTATGTGGTGGTACAAAGATTTATTTCTTGCGCTTTTTGTGCAAATTCAGACGTGTACAATTTCTTTCCAACCTCGGTACTAAGACTTGCATAGTTTTCACTTGCGGATTGCTTGTAGGTACCGAACTCCGTCTGCGTGACGATCTTCTCGCCGTTATCGCCGAGGATGCCGGTGATCTTGGAGAACTTCTGCGAGGCCTCCTGCGAGGACTGCACGTACTCGGCGTGGAACTGGTTGTACTTCTGGTCGTAATAGGCGGTCTTCTCCGCGATGGCGGCGCGCGTGTCGCCGAGGATGACCTCACGCCACGTGCCGAGCAGGTTGCACCAGAACGGGATGCGGATGGTGCTGGTGACGTTGTTGCCGTAGCGCACCGTCACCTCCACCCAGCCGCTCTCCAGCGTATTGGGCACGCCGGTGACCCACACATGGCCGGTCACATTATTATAATTGGTGGTCACCTGCAGGTTGGAGACGGCGACGGCCGTGATCTGGAAGGCCTGGGCCACGCCGCCCTTCACGACCTTGATCTCGGTACAGGAGTTGCCCATCATGTCGGTGGGCTGTCCGGTGACGGGGTCGAGCAGGTACTCCACCTTGTCGATCTCTATGGGGAAGTCGCTGGGGCTCGTGCCCTCCTCGATCATGCGCATGATGTCCTCGTAGGAGTAGTTGGCACCGGTCTGGTTCCATATCCACTGGGCGGGGCGTGCCGTCACCTCGTAGGCGTCGTCGCCGCGCATGACGGCATAGACAGACACCTTGTCGGTGGCGGTATATTTCTGGCCGTTCAAGGTTCCCTCGACGGTGACGGTATAGTCCTTGTTGGGCACGGCGGCGCCGGCGGCGAAGTTCACGGTGACGTAGTTACCCTGCAGCTTCACATTCACGTCGGCGCCGGTCATGGTGACGGATGTGATGGAGGCCTCGAGGTTCGTGACCATGAGCTTCACGCTGGCCGAGACGCTGTAGGCGGTGGTGGCACGCCCGTCCTTCTCGCACGGCACGGCGAAGAGGGCGGGGGAGATGACCAGGTAGGGTGCTATCTGCTGGCTTACCTCCACCTGCCAGACGGCCTGCTGCTCGTAGGTAGAGTCGCCGGGCTCTATCGTGGTGTAGTTTGGAACGTCGATCAGGGCCATCTGCTCCTCGATGGTCATGTGGTCGATCTCCTCCTGGGTGTACCAGTGGGTCATCTGGGCGTCCTCCTTATGCGTGCCCTCGGCGACGATGCAGCGCCACCACGAGCCGTTATGGGAGACGACGTCGTTATAGTAGCAGCGGCGCTTGCCGTTGGCGTCGACCTGGATGCCCACCCAGAGGCCGCGGATGATGGTGGGGGAGTTCAGGCCGTAGGCGGTGGTGAACTTGAACTTCGAGGCCGTGAACTCGCAGCCCTTGGGTGAGAGCTGCACGACGAGGCGCTTGTTGAGGTTCCAGGAGTTGATGCCGTCGTACATCTTGATGGCCGGGGCCGCCTCGTCGGCGGTGTAGAACATGATGACGTTCTGCTGGTCGGTACGCGTGCGGTGGCCCATCTGCACGACCTGGTCGCCGACACTGGGGAGGTCAGACCCCGCGTCAGCATGGGTGGCGTCAGAGCCGGTGTTCACCATGAACTCGATGTAGTAGTGGACCTTTCCGTCGTCGAGCTTCCCCTTGCCGACGGCGGTGACCAGTCGCCACCAGTAGGTGTTCGACACCTTGTGGCCGCGGTAGAACTCCGTGCCGCCGTACTTGTCGGTCTCGGTGCGGTACTCCTCGCCGCGGAAGTCGGAGTCGTAGAAGCCCACGTCGTCGTTCTGCGTGGCGCCGCCGGAGTAGTGGTCCATCTGCTCCTCGATGTTGAAGGTCTGGCAGCGTGCCTGCGCCCCGACGGTCCAGTTGAGCATGGTCTGCGTCGAGCCGTCGTCGGTGTAGAAATAGCAGCGTATGCGGCGCATGTCACGGAGCTCCTGCTCGGTGAGCTTGCGCGAGAGGCGCTTGCGCTTACCGAGGAACCGCTGGGCCATGCTGTGGGAGAAGAGTCCAAGCAGGCGGCTGCCGACGGTCCAGGGGACGTTGTAGTAGTCGTAGCCGAGAAGGCCGCCGCTGCCGTCGTACCACTCCACGCGGAAGATCCTTCCCGATGCCGGCGAGAGGCAGAAGTTGCCGCCTATGCTCGAGAGCTTCCTGATCTCCAGCTCGTTGAAGAAGGCCTTCTTGCGGATGGTCAGGTAGTCGAAGGTCGCGGCGGAGTTGCCCCCCTCGTACTCGTTGGTGATCCTCCAGCCGGTGTCCAGCAGGCCGTCGCCTGTATAGTTGGTGGAGTTGACCTTGTTGATGTAGGCGTTATAGGCCTTCAGCAGCTTGCCGACGAAGACGTTGCCTTCAGTCTCTATGTTGTTGGCGGTGATGTTGCCCTCTGGGGTCCAGCCCCACTTCTCCTTGACGCCCACCCAGAGGCCCTTGAGGAAGCCGATCAGGCCGTGGGCCGTGTCGTCGTGCACCTTGGAGAGGTACTTCTCCGCCATCTCCTCGTCTGACATGGACTTCACGACATTAACGGGGAGGCTCTCCTTCAGCACCACGTCGGGCTCCTCGGTATGCTTCAGGCGGAAGACCACCTGCTCCCTGACGGTGGCCACCGTGGCGGGGGCGATACCGTAGCCGTCGCCCTTGGGGCCGGAGAAGGCGGCGCACTCCGTCCACTCGCCGTCGTCGATGCGGTACTCGGCGAAGTAGTAGTCGCCGACGACCGGGTAGTCCGTGTCGGGCAGGATGTTGTCGGAGCGGAGCCTCCCTTCAGTGCGGTAGGCGCGGATGATGATGCCGTCGGAGGTGATATAGCCGTCGTAGGTGGCGTTGATGACGCTGACGGAGGGTATGAGGTCGTAGACCACGGCATCCTCGCCGTAGTGGCTCCAGATGCGGGGCACGGTGAACTCGCCCCAGTGGCCGTCCGACTCGGGGTCGGAGGGGTCGGAGTGCACGAAGTCGCGGTACGAGCCGTACTCGTAGAGCATGACCTCGTCGGTGCCCTGGGCATCGTCGGTCCACCCTTCCGGTACCCAGTCGTCATGCTGCTTGTCGCTCGTGACCGGCTTGGCGATGCCCTTGGGGGATATCTCACCCATGGCGATGAGAGAGGGCTTGGGGTGCTCGCTCTGCGCGTCGCCGAAGGTGATGGCCGCCTCGCTCTGCAGGAAGATCCACTCACGCTCCTTGGAATCCTCGCCGTCACGGACGAAGGCGATGTTGGCGGAGGTGAGCTCCTTGCCCTCGGCGTCGGTGAGGTGCACCTCCACACCCTTCTGCGCCGCGAAGACGGTGGCGGGGATGGTGGACACGGCCACGTCGGAGAGGCCCTCGGGGTCGAGGGACATCGGGATCCACGTGTCGGTCTCCTGGTAGGCGTAGGCCAGGGCCAGGCGCGACAGGGTATACTGCTCACGGGTGATGCGGAAGGACTCGCCCCGCTGGTCGGTGGCGCGGATGCGGACGGCGACGCCGCCCTCGGGGTTGTAGGTCTTGGTCTGCGGGTTATAGCTGACGATAGAGGCGGAGAGGGAGAGGTCGTACTTCTCCACGGTCTCGGCCAGGATCGATATCGAGGCGGTGGCGATGACGGAGTAGGTCTGGTCGGTGTTCTTGGCCCAGGCCTTCACCTTGAAGGTGGGGGCCACGGTGGCGTTGAAGTCGTCGGTGCCGCCCTTGATATGGTCGAGGGTGATGACACCCGTGGAGACGAAGGACTGCGCCTTCTGGCCGCTGTTCCACGCCGCGTCGGCGGCATCGTCGCCGGTGGAGCGCTGTATCTCCCAGTGGTCGAAGGGACCCGTGTCCTCGTCGTCCCAGCCCTCGTTGAGGGTGGCCGTCATCACGAGGGACTTTCCCCAGTAGACGTACGGCGTGGGGCCGGCGTCCTTGCCGTCGATGGTGCACTCCAGCGTGATGCGGTTCAGCTGGTCGGGGTTCATGTTCCACTCGGTGTTGAACTGGTCGGTGCCGAGGATGCCCGTGTCGAAGGTGACAGTGCGGAGGTGGTTCTCAGGCAGCGAGACGCTTCCCATGCGGACGTACCAGTAGCCTCCGGGGTCGGTATAGCCGTCGGGGTAGGCGATGCCCTGGGGCGTGACGTAGGGGTACTTGTCTACCCAGCCGCCGGCGGAGGCGCGCTTCGGGGCGAAGACCAGGTAGGCGTCCGTCTTGTCGGTCTTCGACAGTCGGGCGTAGATGGTGTAGGGCTTCGAGGAGTCGGCAAGGCGTCGGTTACGGCCGCTGAACACCCACTCGCGGAACGAGGAGTCCTCGGTGCCGATGCCGGCCAGGGGCGAGTAGACCTTGATCTTCGCGCCGCGGGCAACGAACACGTCGAGGTCGTTCTCCGAAGAGTTACAGTTTGGTGTGATGCCGAAAGCCGAAGGGGCTATATAGTGGACAAGTGATGATCGCGCCATTTTCTTCTCTGCTATTTTTCGGGAAAGATAGCGCGTGTACTGCCCTTAGTCAAGGGCAGAGGGTTCACTCCGTGCCCTTGACCAAGCGGTGTTTCGGGCGTATTTTGCGGGTAAAAAACCCACATTATTATATATGGAGCATCTGTCACTTGAGATATTCGACCTGCCCACCGCGGAGAACCCCAACCCGACGGGCAGCAAGTACGCCAACCTACAGGAGGACGCCAGCATCACCATCACCGACACGAGCGAGATATTCGCCTCGGGAGACGTGTGGAGCTACAGCTTCACGCTCAACATCGAGGCCAACGTGCACATCTTCGGGTCGGCGGGCGAGATGCACGGGGCGCGCCTGCACGAGCAGATCAACAACCGCAGGGCGAGGCTCTGGGTGACCGGCGAGGCCCTGTACCTTGGATACCTGAAGCTCGGCGACGAGGCGGACGTGGACTCCAAGGGTAACGTGGACGTGACCTTTGAGTCAGGACAGAAGACCTTCGAGCAGCTCATCGAAGGGGCGAAGGCCAACCAGGTGCCGCTGATGAACGACGTGACGTACGGCGTGGCGCTGTGGCGCAAGCGCTGGACGAAGGTGGGCATCAAGCTGCAGGCGCAGGCGAACTTCGACGACGAGGACCTCTCCGGCAGCGGCGAGGTGACGCTCCCCGGACAGCAGGAGTGGCTGGAGAAGGACGTGGACGGCGAGATAGACGCCACGCAGGAGTACCCCCGCATGGTGTTCCCCAAGGGCGAGTTCCTGAACATGGAGACGGACACGGTGGAGGAGATGGATTTCCTGAACACCGACTACCCGTACGACGACGAGCACCCCTACTGCAACGTGGCGCTGTGCTACCAGAAGAGCGGTTACGAGAAGAAGAACGAGAACGACGAGCTGATACCTGACTACAGCAGCGACCCCGAGCCGCAGAGAGGCTACGAGATCATGCCGGCCAACCGCGTTAATTCCGCGCCGAACTTCTACGTCATCTATTGGCTCCGCTGCCTGATGAAGCACCTGAACATCCATATCGACGAGAACCAGATGATGGACGTGACGGACCTCAGGCGTCTGTTCTTCGTGAACACCAGGTGCGAGTATAAGAAACGCAAATACATCCGTAACGGCGGAGACGTGAAGGGCATGTACCGCTTCTCGTCTGCAGGCAGGCTCGTGCCGGAGCAGTTCTGCCCGACGGAGGGAAAGAACGCCAACCTGAGGTATCTCGGACCGAAGAAGATGGTGAACATCGAGGAAAGCAAGCTCAAGGCGAAGAAGATGACCATCGGGGAGCCGACATGGAGCTCCGCCTTCCATCCGTTCGAGGTGCCGAAGATCAAGACTGTATGGCTGAAGGTGAGGGAGGCCGAGTCATGGACGCAGGCCAACAAGGACGAGTACGAATGGAGGAACAGCTACCTGCACGAGGCCATCGCCACGCCGGAATGCTTCCCGGACGTGGAGATATCGGAGGTGATCAGTGCCCTGGAGAGTGGCTTCGGACTGCGCCTGCTGTTCAGCGAGAACTACAAGCGCGTGAGGATCGTGCTTCTGAGGAACGTATTCCGAAGCGAGGGATGTCAAGACATCACCTGCGAGATCATCGAGAACACCAAGACGGAAAACTGCATACGCGGCTTCCGCATGACATACGGAGACAGCAAGGACACCGCATACTACTACAAGGGATTTAACGACCTGCTGCCCCACAAGGCCAAGCTGTGGCCCGAGAAGCAGGACGACCACGACTACTCGAAATGGGACCTGAATGCGGAGTACGAGAAGGTGATGCACAAGGTGTCGGCCTTCAATGTCACCTGCTACGTGACGCCGGTGAACGGCAACGCCTACGGCATCAAGGTGGACAAGGATGCCAAGCGCTACGAAGACCTGCATCCCTCACTCTTCGAGTATGCGGGATTCATGGACGCCGAGGACGGCGACTGCACCGGAGAGGATAATACCATCGAGGAGATCAGCGTGGGCTTCAAGCCGGCTATCATGAACGACACAAACTGGGAGGAGGAGCATTCCGGAGGTTCCGACAAGCAGATATTCGCCCTGTTCGTGGGCGAGGAGATGCAGCCCAGACGACCGAACATCAGGGAGGACAGCGGGGACTGTAACGACTCCGACTACCTGTATGACGTGGACGGCAAGCTCTACGCCAAGGACGAGGATGGAAAGTACGTCTATAAGGATATGATGGCCGACGACGGTATTGTGAAGCCGGGCGAGTTCGCCATCGCGTCGGACCTGTATATGACGGCCGAGGGCCTGACGGCCAGGATCGTGGCGCAGGTATGGGGCTATGCCGGCAACACACAGACCGGAGAGTCCGTCAAGGCGGCCATCACATGGCCCATCACCGACATCGACATCGAGGGACACATCAACGAGGGATACCGCCTGTACCTGCAGGACAATTTTACACCCAACGACGAGGGCGTGGCGCCCGTGGAGAACCACGACTGGGGACTGACGCTCGGCATCATGCGAGGCTCCGGCGAGGACATGGGCGTACAGTACGAGTACGACCCTGACGACCACGAGGGTAACGATACGTGGGAGATACAGCCCGGCAGCAGCATCACGGCACACCCTGACATGTGTGACAACTACGGCAAGGAGTGGGACTATAACGGACAGCAGGAGGATATCGGCATGAAGGAGGGACGTATCTCGCTGAAGCTCCGTGCCGAGAAGCCCAACCCGAAGTTCGGAAAGGAGATACCAGAGACCGTCACCACAAAAGCCGAGGCGGCACAGGCCATGACAGCCCTCTATACGACGGCCAACTGCAGCCTGCTCTCACGTCCGAGGGTGACGCGCGACACGCTGCGCGCTTCAGGATGGGAATGTCCGGGAAGCGGATACGAGACGACCTTCGGAAGGATATACAGCATCACGTTCGGCGACAACGAGGAACGGGACATCCTGTTCTCGCCGATCACACCTGGAGGACAGGTGATGACACCATCACAGATGGAGAGATACATGACGAGGTTCACAGGCCGTCCGCTCGGGCAGATCATGGCACAGGACGTGGAGCACCTGGTGCTCGACGTGAACACCTCGAAGGACCGCGCCGAGATGCTCGAGAAGCTGCAGGCATACTACTATGCCGAGGTGGGGGAGACGCTGCCGCCGATAGACATGGAGCCGCTCCGCTACCTGGAGATAACGACCCCGAGGCTGCGAAGGCGCGGTCTCTGCGACCAGTTCTACAAGGAATACTCCTACTGGGTACGCCACGCACGCATCGCCAAGATAGAGACGCGCATGGAGCTCTCGCAGCTGATAGCCATCGACAAGACCAAGAAGGTGAGGGTGGGGGACATCTACGGCTTCATCCGCAAGATGCAGTACACCGTCAGCCAGAAGAGCGGCCTTGGCAACGTGACGATGGAGATCATGTACATCTGATTGGAAATTGAAGATTTAAGATTGAATATTAGATATGGCTAACAACACAGTTACGATATCAGGCATGTTCGGCGACGACAAGACGTACTTCGCCGACTCGCCGGTGGTGATCACCGTGAGCGGGCTGATGTGGCCCGCCAGCACACCATTCGCCATCGTGGAGGTGGACGTCATCTACCAGGGCAGAATAGCGGGATACTTCCGCGTGGACACCGGACGGCAGAGCGTGATGGACTTCGACATATCCTCGGCGCTGCGTGCCATCTGGGCGGGCTACGACTTCTCGATGGAGGTGGCAGCCGCCAACAACAAGACGGCAGGGTCGGCACGCCCCTACCGCGGCTACTCGCTGAAGGTGTACACGGAGTACCTCTCCAGCGACGACGGAGGCACGTTCGTGCGCACCTCGAGCGAGGAGTTCACGGGCGGACGCTGCTGCCTGGGCGGGCTGACGGAGTGGGAGAGGGCCAACATAGGGGCCAAGGAGAACGCCGACGTCTCGCACTGGGAGCACTCCAACCCCCGCAACGGCGACGCATCGACGAAGCCACGCACCACACCCGAGCGCGTTGGCAGCACGAGCATCACCTCGTGGGCGGACGTGCAGAACGCCGGCACGACGACGCATTTCTACCCCGCAAACGCCACGCCGCAGAGCGACGGCAACTCAGACCACGCGCCGATCGTACTCAGGGACAGCCAGGAGTACACGGATTTCCTGTTCGTGAACAGGCGCGGTGCCGTGGAGACCTGCAGCGGCCAGACGCTGGAGTCGCTCGACATCACCGTGGAGACACAGCAGTACGCCCGCGTGGAGAGGCCGACGTTCAAGCCCAGCCGCACGCTGATGGCCATCGCCCGGGGCGGACGCCGCTCATGGGCCATGTCATCAGGCCTGCAGACCAGGGAGTGGGCGGAGTGGTGGACGACGGAGTTCCTCATGGCACGCCAGTGGTGGATGCTCTACGAGGGCAAGTACGTGCCCGTCATCGTGGAGCCGTCGAAGAAGAGCATCGACATCTACGACAGGGCCAAGCAGCAGATGCCGCACGTGGACTTCACCGTGACGCTGGCACTGGAGGGATAGGGGGATTCCCGTGCCCTTGTTTTTAAACCCCAAACTGCTTATATTGCAGGCAAAAAGACGACACAAAGACGATATGAACAACTTGGTGATAGACCTACTGCCTTACCTGATCCCCGTGACCATCACGGGCATCATAGGCGTGATAGGATGGGTCCACAACCTGCGGACCAGGACGACGGTGCTCGAGCAGGCCGTGAACAGCCTGCAGAAGCGTATGGACTCCCACTCGAAGAAACAGGACGAGCTGCTGGTCAAGATGAACTCCATGGAGCGCGAGGTGCTCAAGGAGGTGGCCGTGGTGAACGCCGGCATGGCGGAGGTGAGAAGCGACATCAAGTCGCTCTCGAACCTGATATCGTTCCTGGACAAGGGATACCGCATCAACAACGCCGACGGCAAGTAGGCACATACCGGAAAGGAGGAGGATCTTATGAATACGATACGAGAGTTACGAGAGTTCTGGAACACGCTCAAGCACAGATGGAAGAACGCCATGCCGCGCTTCTTCCGCAACGTGTGCTGGACGGGGGCCCTGATCAGCGGCACGGCCGTGGCGGCCAACACCGCCATCACAGCCGCAGGCGGCACCCCGCACGAGTGGTGGACCGACATATACCCGTACCTGGTGGGCGTGCCTGCAGGGGCCGCCTTCATGGCCAAGTTCACGCAGCAGTACAGCGGGAAGCCCGTGGACTACGACGCGCAGCGTAAGGCGGAGCGCTCGGGACGCACGGTACTGGACAAGGACATAGATACAATCGACGAATGACAGAATACCTTTATTATTATATTTTTGAACGTTGATAAATTCGTAATCTTACGGCCGGCGGGCCGATGATCTTTTCATTGGTTTAGTTATAGTAGTTTTAATGAATAGTTTTAAAAATGGGTTAATTACTAAAATGTATGTCTGAAAAATCGACATTTTTAGCTTAAGGTTTTTAGTTATTGGTAAAAACAGGAAGGCCGCCGTCCGTGAGGATAGCGGCCTTCCGTTCGTAGATTCACCTGAAGGCGAAGATCTCGTCGAGCTCCTTCTCTATCTCGGGGGTGTCGTCGGGCTTCAGGTAGTCGGGCATCTCCGCCGGATCCAGCAGGTAGGGCGGCAGCCACTCCTCGTCGGGACGGCCGCCGGGGGTGTCGTGGAAACGCAGCCGCATGAAGCCGTGACGCTCAGCGACGCACTCGCCGACGCGGCCGCTCCACATCTCGACGAGATGGCGCAGGGCGTCGGAGAAATCACGGCGGGTCTCGTAGCCGTGCAGCAGGTGGTCGCGAAGCGGGGCTCCGTCGATGGTGTTCCTCACCCTGTAGAACTTCCTCTCCTCCTCCATGTCAGCCCTCCTTTCCGTTATCATACTCGATGACGTCGATACGGTCCGCTGTCATCCACAGCTTCCACCAAGCACGGCGCGGGGTGAGGACGACGGTGTAGAGCAGGTCGTGCGGCTTCTCGTCCTTCACCACATGCACGGCGAAGGGCGCCTTCAGGTAGTCCTTGCCCTCGCAGCTCTTCCAGCCGGCGTAGGCCCTCAGGCGGCGTACGGTCTTCGGGAGCGACGTCAGCTGGCGCCACGGGTCGTCGCCCTCGGTCATGGCATGCAGGGCCGGGCGGGTGACGTAGGCCTCGTGCTTGGCCGGCTGCATCTCGAGCAGGCCGTTCGACTCGTAGGTCACCAGCATCTTGAAGTAGTCGAGCCACGGCTGCAGGTTCTTTCTTTTCTTACTCATGGTCTTTCGTAATTGATGTTACCAGGTCTCCATGTCGGCGAAGGGATCGTCGAAGAGGTCGGCCTGCTGTACGGGCTGTGCGGACTGCACGGGCACGTCGTCGTACTCGTCCTCCCAGCGGCGGTGCTTCAGGTAGCGGACGCCGTAGGCCATGGCCACGCCACGGCGGCGGCAGTCCTCACGGTAGGCCTCGATGCCCGCGAGGGCCGCACGCCGGTCCTTCTCCGGCATACGGTCCCAGACACTCTTGGCTGCATAGCGGTCGCGGTGCAGGCCGTAGGCATCCCAGAACACCTGAAAATCCAGGGGGTCACTCTTCTTCCTCGGCATGGACTGCTGGAGTTACTTGTCGTCAGACTCATTACCCACAAGCTCAAACACCTCCTCGATCTTCGTCTCGGCGGCGGAAGCGGCCTCGTAGTCGATCATCGTGCCGCTGAGCAGGTCCTGCACGTTGACGAGCGACCCCTTGAGCGAGGCGGCCTGCACGAGGTAGGTGAGCCTGGTGCGCTTCTCCTTCTCGGTCTTCTCGTCGAGGGTGATGAAGTCGAGCTTCACCTTGTACCAGCGCTCGCTCTGGGCATCGTCGAAGAAGATCTCCTTGTAGGGGGCCTTCTTCACATCCTCTACCGTGAACTCGCCGCTGATGAACGGCGACATCTCCTGGGTGATCCTCGCCTCTGCCTCGGCAAAGGACATGGCATTCACCACATACTGCTCGGTGACCTTCTTCTGAAGGCCGTCCTCCATTACTTTCTCATAACTGACCTTGCACTCAAACCAAATTGCTATTCTGCTTCTCATAACCAAAAAAGTTTTTTAATCGTTACACATATCATTTCTTCTCACTGTACTTTCCTTTCTTCACATAACGTCCGTAGAAGGCGTGCGGGTTGTATTCCGGCGATTTCTGCAGGCCCAGCAGGCGTGCCTTCTTGTACACGGCACCGACGCTCTGTCCCGTCGCCTCGGCGATATCCTGGAGCGTGGAGTCGGGATACATGCGCCGTAGCGTCGTGATCTGTCCCTTGGTCCAGCGGACCATCTTCTTACCCGGGTGGGACACCTCCTCGATGTGTGCCCACTGGTCACCGTCAACACATGTGATGCATGCCTTGACATTGTTGCATCCTTTGCACTTGTCTTCCATAACGCTTATTTAAATATCAGTTTCAGGGTAAGTAACTGTTAACTGTTTCTTATAAAATTTCATAAAATATTATAAATGTTTTACAAGTTTACGAATATTGTTTGTATCTTTGCATCGTCAAAATCATCAATGCGGTAAGAAATGCCGCATCACAAGCGGCTATTTTTATATCCGCTGACATAGAAGAAATACCGACTGCATCGGGTGAGGTATGGGATAACCACCTCAAAGGTCTCTGCATTGATGAACCTTGACAGCCCGTAGTGCAGTCGTTTATTGTTTGCGTATGATTACCGTCGCACACCGCATCCAACTGATGCCCAACAACAAACAACGCACCTATTTCCGCAAGGCGATAGGCTGCTGCCGACTGGCCTACAACTGGGGACTGGCGGAGTGGAAGCGACGGTATAAGGAAGGCGAGCGGGGATTGAGCGGGCGCAAGCTGCGTAACGACTTCAACGCCATTCGCGGCGAGCAGTTTCCGTTCACATACGAGGTGACTAAGTACGCTACGGCTCATGCCTTCGACGATTTGCAGACGGCCTTCAAGAACTTTTTCGAGCATCGTGCCGACTATCCCAAGCCGCACAGGAAGAAGGACAGCGAGGGCAGCTTCTATCTCGGCAACGACGCGATACGCCTCTCCGACACGCACAAGGGATTGAAGCACCTGAAGAAGGTCGTCCACAACGTCGGCGGCAAGCGTCAGTACGTGAACATTCCCAACCTGGGCTATGTGAAGATGTCCGAAAGGCTGCGCTTCAACGGCAAGATTCTTGGCGTGAAGATCTCGCAGGACGGTGAGAGGTTCTTTGCCTCGTTCCAGGTTCAGATAATCGAAGAGGAATACCGCCGTACCCATCCCGAAGCAAGCCGTGAGAAGCATGGAGCCGTAGGCATCGACCTCGGGCTGAAGGAGGCGATGATGCTCAGCGACGGCATCGCCGTGAGCAACCCGCGCATCCTGCGCAAACACCAGAGAAAGATAACCAGACTGAGCCGCCAGCTCTCCAAACGCCAACATGCGAAAACCAAGCAAGAGCGTTTGCAGGGCGTTAAGCGGTCGAATAATTATAGAAAGCTCTCGCGCCGTCTCGGCAAGGAGCAGCGACACGTCGCAGCCATCCGTCGTGATTTCACTCAGAAACTGACCACCATCCTTACCACACACTACGAGGCTATAGCCATCGAGGATCTTGGCGTGAAGGGGATGGTGAAGAACCACAAGCTGGCAAAAAGCGTCAGTGACGTGGCCTTCGGCGAACTGCGCCGGCAGATAGAGTATAAGGCGGCGATGAACGGCGTCCGCGTCGAAGTGGCCGACCGATTCTTTGCCAGCAGCAAGACGTGCCACGTCTGCGGCCATAAGCATGACGAACTCACGCTCCGCGACCGTACTTACGTCTGCCCACATTGTGGCGCCGTAATTGACCGCGACTTCAATGCCGCTTTGAACTTGCTCAGTCTCATAACAAACAAAGTAGGGACAGATTATCCCGAACTTACGCCTGCGGACTTGACGGCTCTGAACTCCCGCTTCATTCTGAACGGGATTGCAACCAGCAAGGTTGAAACAGGAAGACAACGTAAATTGTAGCATTTTATATATTTTGCTATGATTTTGTAAGTTTGTTAAATCGGGATTGACGTCCTTGATACGGTTCAGCTCCGGCACGGTCAGCCTGTGGCCGGCCTGCATCGCGATCCTGAACACCATCGCCGTACGTGACAATCCGTTGCCGGCAAACTTGTTTCCTTTCATACGCCTATAGTATTACATGATGCCCGTGTTCGGGATGTCCATCCGCTCGGTCCTGATGATACGGTCCTCTGCACAGCGGCGGTCCCAGTCCACGTAGTAGGACGCCTCGCCAGAGGGCGCCTTCCAGAGGTAGGCCCTCACGGTGACATAGGGGTGATCCTTGATGTAGTGCTTCGGGGCGTCCAGGATACTGTCGTCCCCCAGCCCGAGGAGCGTGACGGACAGGTCCTTCCTGTCTTTCACGGAGAGCATCACGGCATACTGGTTCTCAGGGTCGAATCTGGCGAGCACCTTCCGGAAATACATCCACGGCGTCCTGTCGAAGATCTCGGACTCGGGACGCCATGAGCCCTCGCCGTGGGCGTTGGCAAGGTCGTAGCCGTTAAAGTCGGAGGGGCGCCAGATGCCGCCCAGGTCACGGCGCATAATAAGCCAGATGTTTCTGCGCTCCTGCTCCGTGCACTGAAGCCACACCCTGTCCACCATGTCCTTGTAGACGCTCCACCTGATATGGCTGCCTGCCATGCCGCCCTGAAGCCACCAGAGGACCTCTCTCCAGTCCAGATTCAGCGTGATCATACTACCTCTCCTCCTTCCTTGGTTCGTTGTACGACACCGGTTCCCAGAGCTCCAGGCCCGTCAGCAGGACGGGGACGACGATGGTCTCGCCGAAGACGCAGCTGAGAACGATGTTCGCACCTGATAGCTCATACTCCACACCCTCGATCTTCGAGTCCTTTGTCATCCAGCCGTAGGGCTGTGCGGTGAACTCCGTGCCGTCGGACCGCTTGAAGGTCTTGTTCTCGGCACATCCTGTCAGTAACATCGCCACAACGGCGGCAATCATAATCATCTTCTTCATACGCTTTTCTGTTTAGTTCTACCTGTTTCTTCTTGACTGTTTCTGCTGACGTCTTTTGGACTTCTTTCTCTTTCTGAGGTCGCGGGGCGGCTCATGGTAGCGGCCGCCTTTGACATGCGGAAGGACCTCCGGCGTCAGCATCTTGATATCCGGAATCTCCGGCGGCATGACATACGGCACGGTGTCGTCTTTCATGCGCCGTATCTCATCCTCCCCGGCAGGGATGAACACACAACGGATTTCCTCCTCCATCTCACGGATCTTGTCGGCATCAAGCTTTTCGTACTCTTCCCTGGCAACGTACACCTTTGTCAGGTTCTCCTGACCGGCCCGCTCTTCGAGCTGCCTGCGCAGCTCCAGGTACCTGAGCTCTTCAGTGTTCCCCTTCATCTGGGCGGCGAGGTCGTCGGCGTACTTGGACATTCCCATACCCCGTCCCACCAGTCGTTCTATCAATCCTGGTGCCGGCATAGTAGGTCCTCCTTCTTTTCCCCTGTCAGGATCCTGACGATCTCGGTAAGCGTCTTGCCGCTGACCCACTCGCCCTGTGCGAAGCGCTTGGGCGTATCGAGCTCCAGCTGCAGCTTCTTCTTCTCGTACTCCTGCTCCAGCTCCATGCGGCGGGTGGCGAGCGACTGCTGGTCCTCCTTGCGGAGCTGCTCAGTATCGAGCTCCAGCTGCAGCTTCTTCCTCTCGTACTCCTGCTCCAGCTCGGTCAGTTCATCGGAATGCTGCTTCTTCAAAATAGCGATGTCCTGGTTCAGGTTTGCGATCTGCAGGTCCTTCTGCTCGAGGTCCTCCTTGTGGGCGTTCTCCAGGTTCTCGATGTCTGTCTTAAGCGTCCACTCCTCAGACTTGAGAAGGTTAGGCTGGCCCATGAAGGCAGCCACATAACATACCGGCTCTTCCGGATTGTCCGAATCAGGCCACGTCTGCACATCCACCACATACACGTCTCCGCTTGGCAGTGACACGGCATACCTGCCGACGGCCGGATACGAGCGCTTCTTGCCGATTTCCACGTAGTCGCTAACCTCGATGTGCGGTAATTCAATCAATACTTCTTTCATACGCTTCTTTAGTTTAAAATTTCCAGTTCACTGATCTTCTCCCGTAGTTTCTGCATGAGATAGGATGCATCGTGATCGTCGAGATAGAAAAACCGGCGACACGTCCGCCACGGATATTCGGCCTCGCCGTAGTATCTCACCATCCTCGCTCCGATGAAATTGACACACGGTATGTCGTAGACGGTCAATATAACACCGCTTGGCATCGTGCACTCGATGGTCGTCAGTGTCTCCGTGATCTCTATGCCTGCCAGACAGCAGTACCTCTTCAGCAGATCCGGAAGCATGCTGTGGTTCTCTGCCATGTTGTTATCTGCTTAAAGTTATAAATTAATCACCGAGTATCTTCCTGAGCTCCGCCTCGAGACGCTCTATCTCCGTCTCGTAGTGGCTCCTGATAAGCTCCACGATGCCCTCGGCGATGTCGTCAGAGGCCGGCACATGGAGGATAATGCTTCCCTGCTTGTCGAAATGCATCACGTCGAGCTTGCAGGCATCGGACATGTCGAGCCCTTCGATCTTGCCGAGCTCACGGGAATAGTCACTGATTTGCTTGACGATGGCATTCACGCGCTCCTTGTCCAGCTCACGCCCCGCCCAGTTGTCCGGCGGGGTGGTTGTGACGGTGGTGATGGTCGGTATGGGGAATACGTCGCCCGGGGTCGTCTCACCCGGCGGCAGGCAGCCGTACATCATCACGGGCATCTGTTCCATACTGGCGGAGAGAGTGCAGTCCTTGTCCTTCTTCTTGTTGTCCTTTTCCATATACTTGTCGTTTGTCGGTTCAATCATCCTTTGTATCTATCAGCTCCTGCAGACGTTCCTTCAGGCGGTAGTACTTCGACTTCCAGTAGCCGGGTCCCTTCTCCAGCTCCAGAGGCATCGGCACAAGACTCACATCCATGCTCATGACCATCACGCCGTCCTCCTTCGCATGTTCGATCTCAGGGTAGTTGTACTGCGGCATATAGCCGAAGCAGACGTCATAGACGCTAAAGCCAGCCTTTTCGGCAAACTCGTAGACCATCCTGTTCAGCTGGCTGCGACGCTGGCGATCCAGCTCGTCAAACGTGCCGGAGAGCCCCATTCTGAGGTCGGCCTCGGCTGCACCTTCGATCTCCGCCTTGACCTGCTGCTTGCGCCTGCACATCCGCTTCGTGTTCTCGAAAGATATCGCGTCCTTTCCCATATCGCTATTTCGTTAAATTCATCCACAGCAGGTTCAGCAGCACGATGACGAGCACCACGAGCAGCAGGACGGCCAGCAGCGGCCAGACCACCATGACCACCAGACGGAGGAGGATACGCTTCCATCTGGTGAGCTTGGAGAGCGCGCGGTAGCCGGTGCAAGCCTCGTTGAACGCGAAGACGCATACCAGGCTGCCAAGCACGTAGAAGAACGCCCACATGAATGTACCCATCATACGTCCTCCTTTCCCAGAAGCCCCTCCACGTCGCGGCACAGTTCTCCGACGGTGCCGAAGCAGATGCGTGTCGCATTGCGGTGGCTGATCTGCACACGGAACTGCCGCTCCACACGGACGATGATGTCGAGCGTGTCGAGCGAGTCGCAGCCCAGGTCCTCCTTCAATTTCTTCTCAGGCGTGATGTCACGCACGTCACGGATGAGCACATCGGATACGATGCCGCTCACCCTGTCCAAAACCTCTTCACTTGTAAGTCTTTCCATTTTCTATTTCCTGTCTTTGATAAAATCCTTGAATTCCGTCTCCATGAACGTCTTCAGGTGGTACATGTTCCTGCGCTCCACGAGCGTTCCGTCGGAGATGGCACGGTAGAAGTCCGGCATGTCGTCTGCCGGAATGCGGAGCTCGAACTCCCCCTCTGGTGTCTTGCCGAAATGCATCATGTCCCGGATCCTCCTATGGTTACGGACAGTATGAGCTCCAGCTTGCCCTTCCAGCCGCGGCGCCCCAGCTCGTCGATCAGCTCCTTGTCCTGGAAGGCGGCGAGGCGCTGCTGCGCCTCCTCCTGCCGGCAGTGCTCAAGGAGGTTCTTTATCTGCTGGTCGGTGGCCCCCGGGCGCTCCTTCGTGGACGGGCGTCCGCCCTCAGGCTCTGGCGACCCCTGCGCCTCGTCGAAGCTGGGCTTGGGCGTCTCCTCCTTCGGCTTCGGTGCGGTGACGGCCTGCGGGGTCGACACGGTGGCGGTGGCGATGACGCCCTTCTTCTCCAGGCGGTCCAGGAACGTGTCCATCTGGTCGGGGAACTGCCAGTAGTAGCCGCCGCTCTTGGAGAGGTTCTTCAGGGCGTAGTCGATGCTCTTCACACCGGCGGACTTGCAGGCGGCAGAGCAGCTCTCGAAGGTCCTGACGACCTTCAGCGTCTCGGGGTCGATCTGGCACACGGGCTTGGGAGCCGTGCCGAATGATTTCTTCTCTTCGTTCATAGTCGTATCATTATTGGTTTTAGTCTCCTTAGTCACGGGCAAAGGTCTGCCGTCCTTGCCGACGGTCACGGGCAGGGGCCTGCCGTCCTCGTCGAGCTCGACGTCCTTCACGAGGTAGTGGTCGATGCGCGCCGGCTCCAGCTCCGTCATGGCCATCTTCTCCCTGAGACAGACGGTGTCGACGCTCTCCTCCGGCTTCCGCTCGCCCGCCTCGCGGGCCTTTTTCTCGAGTGCCTCGCCGTCCTCCACGATCTGGCTGAAGGTGAACGCCGGCATGGGGTTGGCCTCGGCGTCCTTCCTGTGGGCCCACGTCAGCACGTGCACCATCACGCTGGAGGCCTGTATGCGGAAGGAGTGCATCATCTTCGTCTGGACGATGGCCGCGGAGAGCACCTCGAGCGTATAGTAGGAGCACTCCTTGTTGGTGGGCAGCATCAGCCACGTCTTGCGGAAGGCGTCGCGGCTCTTGATGTAGAGCTGCTTGTTGGCGGTTTCAGCCTGCCATCCCTGATATGCTTCCTGTAGTGTCATAGCGCGTATATATATAATAGGTGTGATTAATCGCCGGCGTCCCTGTCCGGGCAGTCCGTCTGGTTTCTGAGGAACGCCATCAGCTCCTCGATCCTGCCGATGTTCTCCCTCACCTTCCGGCGCAGGTCCTCGACACCATCCGCCTTCAAGGCGTCGATCTTCCTCATGCGCATCTTCCTCTCGTGAAGGATCAGCATGAAGACGATGCCTATCAGGAGGACGTTCGAGAGGGTGGTGACCAGGGGCACGATGCCGGACACCGCCAGGGCGGCGACCACCCAGAGCCACAGGGCGTTGCAGACGGCTGAGATATCCAGCTTGCGGACCAGGGACTCGTTGTACTCTATCTCGATGGAGTGGTCGACGCGTGGCTTCTCGGCGGGACGCGCCTGGGAGAACACCTCACCGGTCTGCTCGTTCTCAAGGAGCACCTTTGCGGCATGGGCGGCCATCTTGCCGCCTCCGAGGACGACGGCCAGCACGCCCGTGCCTTCGGAGACGTTGTCGTCGGTGCAGCACAGGATCATCGCCCTGTTGCTGGTGTCCGGCTTGATGAACTCCTCGTAGGCGTACCTGGCGAAATTCTGGGCCTGGCAGATATAATCCGACTGCTGACAGAGCTTTTCGGCCGTCTCCTGGTCGCATTTCATGATCGTTTTTTCAAATTCACTCATTTTGTAACCGTTATTAACTTTTTTTATGCTTTTGATTATCTCCTTTTCATCTTCGCGTTCATACGCTTGATCTCCTTGGCCTCCTTGGCCATCGTGTCCAGGATGTCCAGGACGAAGGGCAGGTCGGAGTCGTAGACCTGCTTCTGGCTGGAGTAGCCCGCGTACTTCTTCACGGCGTTCACGGTGCCTGTCTCTCCCTTCACGGCATCCTGCATGACGCTGCTGGAGTCGCCCCCGAAGAGGTCTGGGTAGATGACGGCGTAGTAGGCGACGGCCGTCTGGTAGCACTGGAACACGATGTGGAAGAGCGCGGCGGCTCCGGGGTCCTTCCTCAGGCGGTCCTGCCAGAAGCCCACGAGTCCCTCGGCACGGTCGGCATCGTAGCGGAACTCCCAGTGGGGACGTATGCGGATGCTGCCGCCGTCGGTGTCGAAGAGGGCCAGGCTCCTTAAGGGGAGCGAGTGGGCGAGGAACTGCGCCTGCAGAAGGAGGACCTCGTCCTCTGAGACACCCTCGCGGAAGAGCTGCGGGGCCACGCCCTGCAGGTAGCGGTACTGCTGCCAGGAGAGGTTCACGCAGGCCACCTGCGGGAGGGAGAACACCTTCCTTCCGGCGGTGACCCTCTCCTCGGGCAGCATCATCGCGTCGCGCATGGGACCCACGTAGCCGGCGACCGGCTCGCGGCGCTCCCTGACGACCTTCCCCTTGTCGTCGTGCTCGGCCTTCTCGCCGGGGTCGCCGTAGGGGTAGTCGAACCACCTCAAAGCCTGGGAAGCCATCTGGGAGAGCTCCCTCGGCGTCACGGCGTAGAGAGTGCCGTCACCGCCCTTGAGCAGGTAGACGGACTCCCCCGTGCCGCTTTGCTCACCTTTGCCTGCAGCCTTCAGATCCAGCAGGAAGAGCATGGCGGCCACCCGGGCCACGTCGGCGTTGCCGCCGTAGCGCATCTTCACCTCCCAGCAGCCGGTGAGCTGCTGCCAGGAGAGGGAGCTCCATGAGCCCGGGAGGGTCAGTACACCGCCAGCCATAAGCATTTCGTCACCACTATTCAGGCGTACCAGATATCGCTGGGTCTTCCGGCTGCAAACTCCTTCACCTCGGCCTCGACGGCCGTCTCGAATTCCTTTTTCTGTTTCATGTCTGTATGTCGTTTTAAAAGTTCTGCCAAACAATCCTGCGCGGTTGGCACTTCACGCGCAGGAGCAGTCTTTCCAAGCCGTCAGATATCGTTCACTTCATTTACTAATATCCAAATCCTTTTCCTCCTCGTAGAGGATCCTCTTGCCGGTGGCCGTCGCGAAGGCGTGCTCGGCGGTGGCGCCTGGGGAGTCCTTCCAGTCCCTGAGCATGTAGATGGCATCACACACCTCGAGGGCGTGCATGGCATAGAGCAGGGCGAAGCCGTACCAGTCGAAGGGCTTGTCGGAGACCCTCTTCCAGTCCTTCTCGGTGTTCCTCATCTCGGCGCGGAGATCCGCCTGGAACTCCTTGCATGCCGGATCCGTCACCTCCCAGCCGTAGGAGCGGAGCCGCTCGGCGGCCTCGAAGAACTTCCTGACGGTCTTCCTGGAGAGGCGCTTCTGGCCCATCTTCCCGCTGACGTATATCATCATCTTCTCTTCCATGGCCTATGTCGTCTGGTCTCTCTGAGGGTTAACAATATGTCTTAGCGCCTGCCACGTGTACCATGATGAGCGGCGCGCGTCGTAGAGCGCGTCGTGGGTCTCGCCGGCGTAGGCCTCCGGCAGGGGGTTGTAGATGTCATAGGCGGTCCGTGGATTGACGAGGACGGAGGGCCAGCCCGTGATGGCGGCCGTCTCGAGGATCAGCGTGCGGCAGTCGCGGAACGAGGTGTGCGGGACGACGGCCTCCAGGTCCACGCCGTACTTCCGGCAGATGTTCCTTAGGATGGCAATGTCCACGTCCATACCCTGGCACCAGAGGCACAGGCTGCTAAGGTCTTCCTTCCTGGCGATGCCTTCGATGTAGTCCAGCATGCCGAAGAGCACGTCACGGATCGGCTCGGCCAGCCCGCGCGTGACGGCCTGCCTGGCCTCCTTGCTGCGGGAGGCCCACCAGCGGACGGTATCCATGTCGAAGTCGAAGCCATCGACCACGCAGGTCCTGAGGTCCACGTAGGCCACGAACGGCTCATGTCCGGACGGGATGTCCAGGGGGTCTGCATCGGCGTCCCTCATCCATGGCACCACCGCCACCTGCATCACCGCGGCGTTCGCCGAGAGCGAGCAGGTCTCGAAATCAATCGTAAAATCAAGATGTCTGTCCATAAATTCCTTGTTTTGTAACCACTGTTATTGTTTTTTAACTTTTCAGTTTCCCATTTTGTTGTTTATCATAATCGCGATTCCTGCTTTTTCTCGCGCTCGCGCATCTGCTGCCGGATCCTGCGGTCCTCCTCCCGCCTCCGGCGCGACTCCATGATGTGGTCGTAGAACTCCATATAGCAGGGCACCTTCTCGTTGGAGATGGCCAGGAGCGTCTTGGCGGCGGCCTTCTGCCGCGGCGTCAGCTCCGTGCCGATGGGCAGGGCGGCCATGCAGTTGTTGAGGATCCTCAGGACGGCGGCCTTGCGCGCCTCGAGCTCCTTCTTGTAGTTCTTCACCCGCTCGATCTCCTTCTTCACCGCACGGTGGTAGGCCACCTTGGCGGCGTTCTTCGACGGCCCCTGGTATATCCACAAAGCCTTGCCCGTGATGCACGAGCGGCGGATGACGGTCACGTTATGCATTTTCTGTAGTCCTGCCATTTTGCATGCTGTATAAAAGTTCGTGAAAGGAGGCGGACTCGAACCGCCGGCCTGCGCATTAGGAGTGCGCTGCTCTATCCCTCTGAGCTATCCTTCCGGGACGGGCAACCCGCCGGTCGCCCTGCTTACTATTAATCAATGATACTTTGGGTTTTCGGGCCTTCACCCTCACGGGCTTAAATAAAAGGCCGGCCATATATGTGAAATATGAAGTTGTCCATACTATACCATGCTCCTTTAAAGAAGCGGCCCGGATCCTCGCGGACTGAGGGCCGCGGTTAAAATTTAACATTCCTGCTCGGAATATGAGAATCGGCTATCGCCCTCACGGGTTGAAGAATTAGCCTGTTGTCCATTTGTTTAATATATTGCCTAACATTAATTCCCTTTAAAGAAACGGCCCGGATCCTCGCGGACTAAGGGCCGCCGAATGAAAAACAATCTATCTCGCCGTGGCCTGCCCTCACGGGCCGGATACAGGCTTCCTTTGTCTTGTCTAATGTGAAAAACAAAAAAATAATTTTATAAAGCCTATGCCGGCAGACGCCTCTGCCTGTAGTTACAAATATTATTGAAACTAACGAAATGTTATTCCTTTTTCTCGGGATCCTCCGCCGGGGCCACCTGCACGTAGTCGGGGTCGCCCTCGTGGGCGGGGTCGTAGAAGTAGCGCGGCACGTGGCCCTTCCGGTAGAAGTAGAACACCCTCGGATAGGGCGGCTTGCGCAAGAGCTCGCGGGGCAGGCGGTTGCCCTCCGGGTCCGTCCTGATGCCACCGGAGGCGTCCTTGGGGTACTGCCAGGCGGCGCAGCGCCGGTAGCCGAGCTCGCGGTCCGTCGGCGTGGAGAGCACCACGGGCGGGTCCATCACGTAGACGCTCGTGCGGAGGTAGTCCTGCATGTTGTCGCGGATGCGCTTGTAGGCCTGCTTGATGGTCTTCTCCCCCACCGTCACGCCGCAGTAGTCCAGCAGCGAGATGGCCAGCTCCCTCTGGGCGATGGGCATGGCCAGGTGGCAGGCCTCCGAGAGGTAGCCCGCGATCCAGCGGGTGAACTGCTCGTCCTTCGAGGCGGCCAGCGCCTGGCGGAGCAGCGCGCGGGAGTCCTTCGGGGGACGGATGGTCTCGTCGGGCAGCTGCAAAAAGAGCTGCGTGCAGCCGATCAGGAGGTTGCGGGCCTCGTTCAGCAGTGCCGGCGGGAGGTTCCTCGCCACCTCCTTCATGCCCTCGGCACGGAAGTCGTCGGCCGGGGTGTGGGCGGGACGGGAGCCGTCCATCGAGCGGGGGTGGTACCAGTCCGACACCAGCACCTGGTAGGTGCGTCGGCTCGTCGAGTCGCTCGAGAGGTCGAGCTGCTCGTTGCTCGCAACCACGAACTTGGGCAGGTCGTCCCCCTCGAGGACCATCGACGCGCGGTAAAGCCCTCTGGCGGTGAGCGAGAGCGTGTAGTTGTAGAGCGTCTTCGGCGAGAAGCCTGCCGGCAGCTCGTCGATGGCGATGATGTTGTGCAGGCCCGGGACCACCTTGTCGAGCTCCTGCGTGAGCTTGACGTTGCCGTCCTCGAGGGCCTTGCCGTCGATCCTGAGCACGCGGCGGACCAGCGAGAGCATCTCCAGGATCACGGTCTTTCCCGTGCCTCCCGATGCCAGGTCCTCGCGGCGCGTGCCGTTGTCGGTGATGTGTATGAACTGCTGGCGGTTGGCGCTGCGGTGGCGTACCAGAGCGGACCCAAGGGCGTGGAGCATGGCGATCATGTACATGTCCTGCACCTGCCGCTCGCTCGGCGAGAGCACCTGTCCGGCGGACTCCTTCTCCCAGAAGATGCGGGAGGCGTTGTAGAGGAAGCGGAAGTGCGCCGGCATCTCCTCCAGGGGGCGGTCCAGCCTCAGGAGGTACTTCCAGAGGCTCGCCCACGAGTCCCAGCGCATGTTCTCCTGGGCACGCTCCTCGGCGGTCTTGCAGCCCTCCAGCAGCTCCTCGTGCTTGAGGCGCTCGCCCTCGTAGAGGGGGTTCAGGACAACATGCCAGGCCTGCGGCAGGACGGAGAAGTTGCCCTCGAGCACCGCCTCGGCGTTGGTCCACTGCTTCATCTGCGAATAGGGCACGGTCCTCACCTCGTCCCTGGTCACGCGGACGGCGCAGTTCCTGAAGAAGAAGTGGTCGAAGTCCTCGCCGTAGCTCTTCTCGTCGAAGTCCATCTGCTCGATGGTCTCCAGCGTCGACTGCTCCAGCTTGGCGGAGAAGACGGCACGCGAGAGGGCCCCCTTGCCGTCGTTGTATTCCTTGTGCGCCCTGAGCCACTCGGCCATGAGGTCGCGTGCCTGGGACACCAGCTTATTCGATCCCTTCTCACCGGGGAAGATCTCGGTGTATGTGGAGTCGTTGCCCATGAGGAAGAAGCGGGAGAAGGCGGACTTGCCCTGCTGCACCACCCTCCTGACCATGCCTCGGGCACGGAGGAACACGGGGGCGTTCCTCAGGTCGAACTTATAGCGGTTGCGTGGCGTGCCGTCGGCGTCCTTGCGCTCGCTCTCGTACTGCCAGAACTGGCAGGTCGGCGTGTCGAAGAGCGCGTTGTCGAACCACTCCACGGGGTCGTCGTGCTGCACCTCGGCGGGCATGCGGCCCTCCACCTCCTGGAAGCGGGTGACGAAGTCCGTCACGTCCTTCAGGGGCTTCTGCCCGCACTGTATCTGGGAGAGCTCCTTGGGGAGACGGAGCCAGCGTACCTGCGGGGAGTTCAGGGCGATGGCGCGGCTCGAGGCCAGTCCCGTGGCGTCCTCGTCGTAGCAGACGTACAGGCCGCCGTCGACGGTGACGGAGAGCAGCTTCCTGATGAGCGAGCGCATCCAGCGGTTGGGACGCGTGTTGCCGCCCTTCTTGTCGAAGCCGGCCTGCTCGGAGTGCAGCCACAGCACATGGGCGTTGGAGTGCGAGTAGACGGCGATGGCGTCGCGGGGTCCGGAGCAGATGACCACCCTCTGGAAGCGTACCTTCCTCGGGGCGCCGCTCTCCTTCTCCTTCTCGGTGACGACGAACGGATGGCGCTCGTCCTGCTCGGGGACGACGCCCTCGAGCACGTCGGCCAGGGCGGCGTCGGCATAATACTGGTGGTACAGGTCGGCATCCTCCTTCACGCCCCACCACGTCCACTTGTTGCCGTAGGTGTCGAAGGGCTCGTACTTCTTCACGCCCCATTCATATCGGAACATGAAGACGGGATAGTTCTTCGTGGCACGGACGATACGGGCCACCACGCCGCCCTTCTTGGGCTCCACCCTCTGGATGAAGCGGCTCACCGGCTCCACGCCGAAGACCCTCTCCACCTCCTGGCCCCAGCCGGAGATGGTCCTCGTCTCGGCCTTCTGGGCACCGCGGTAGAAGTCGCGGCCGAAGGAGCAGCGGTAGAGGGCCTCTCCGCTGTCGGGGTCGAACTGCGTGAGCAGGTCGCCCGTGTGTATCTCGGCGGCACGCCCCTCGTCAGAGACGTCGGCCTTGCGGGCCTTCCTCGAGGCCAGCTCCACCTTCAGGCCCAGGGCCCTGAGGCACTCCTCCGTCCAGGGGCCCTTCTCGAAGATCGGCTCCTCGCCGGTCCACGATGCGTACTGCTTCTCCGTGTCATGGAACTCGTCCCAGCCAACGAGCTGGGTCCTCAGGGTGTCTATGTGACGGTGTCCGTCATCCTCAGCCGGCAGCTCAACGGTGCAGCGGCTCGAGAGCTCGTCCATCACGCGCGGCAGGTCCTCAGGCGGCACCTTGCCTGCAGGCAGGCCCATCAGGCGGGCGGCGAGCTGCAGGGCGCCGTAGCCCTCCTCGCCGCAGGCGAAGCACTTGAAGCCGAGGTCATCGGCGTCCTTGCGCACCACCTTGTCCACCACGAGCGACGGGCGGTGGTCGTCGTGCCAGGGACACAGGTACGAGGCCGACGTGTCGCCGTCGCGCCTCGCCACGTATCCCCAGCCACGCATCACCTCCGTGAGCGGTATGGCGTTCAATATATCAAGCCTTCCCTCGCTCACGATTCACCCTCCTCCAATAGTTCATTGCACAGCGGCACGAGCTGAAGCCTGAAGAGCAGGCTCTTGCCGGCCGGGAAATCACTCTCCTCTATGCCAAGCAGGTACAGGTAGGCCACGGGCACGCCAAGCGCACGGCACAGGCGCTCCACCGTGTTCTTCGGAGGATGCGCCTTGCCTGTCTCCAGACGGCTGATGGAGTAGGTGCTGACGAAGCACCTCTCTGCCAGCCTTCTCTGGCTCAGACCCCTCTTAAGCCTGAGCGTCCTGATGGCCTTTCCGATGTTCATTGCTGCTTTTAGGTTTTCTTCTTGGCTGTTTCGTCCTGCCGCTGCCGGTGCCGTCAAGCCGCTGCTGCAGCTTGGCGATCTGGGAGCTGTAGTCGGCCACGCGCTTCTGGTAGTCGGCCTCGCGGTCCTTCCACTCCCTCTTCATCTGTGCGATCTGCTCGTCCTTGTCGGAGATCCTCCCGCGGAAGTTCTCCACGAGCACCTGGTAGTCGCCTATCTGGCCGGCCAGCTCGGCCTGCCTGGACCTGAACTCATCGCACAGTTCATCGAGACCGGCGACCCTCGCGGCGGTCTTCTCATACTCTTCACGGACCCGGTCCAGCTCCATCCGGTACGGGTCGCTGCCGCAGATAGCGGCCATTAGGTTCTGTAGGTATCTACTCAGTTGCATTTCGTCATTATTATATATATGTTTTTGGATTTTTAATCCAATTTTTGTCGTTTATTGGTAAAAAAGTTGTAACTTTGCTGCAAAAGTACAACTATTTTTGGAACTGACAAAACATTTTGTGGATTTTTTATCCAAAAAATGTTAAGTGTAAAATTATCATTTATGAAGAAAGTGCGCCTTAACAAGAAACTCATCAGCACGCTCAGCAGCGTGACATACATACCGGGGACAAGTCTCATGAAGTTCGCAGGGGTCCGCAAGTCCAGCTGGTACAACATCCGCAGCAACCCGGACCTGCTCACCGTGCAGCAGCTGCTGGGGATCGCCAACGGTGCTCACATACCCGTCAGGCGGTTCTTCACCGATGAGGAGGAGGACACCACCGGAAGCCGCGACGACTACATCGTCAGGGACTACAAACCGTGCAGCTATAACGGCGAGGTCATCAGGGACAAGGTGACTGGCGATGCGGACGCCACCTGGAAGAAGGCGGCCGAGGCGACCGGCATGACGCCGCTGCACCTGAGGGACTCCATGCTGGCGGTGACACGCACGCCGGTCGACAGGCTCCTCGCAGTATGCGAGACCTTCGGCATAGACCCCTTCACGGTGCTCATAGACCCGAACACCCCGGGGAAGCCCAAAAAGAAACCGATAGGCACGACCGGCATCGGACACGAAGAGCTGCTCAAGGAGATAGAATGTCTCAGGGGAGACGTCCGGCGCCTGACCGAAGTTGTCGACAAGGTGACGGAGAAATACAAGGACCTGCTCGAGGAACACAAGGCCCTCGCCGACCGTGTCAGGGACTATACGGGCGGGGACTTTGCGACCATGGCAGAACCTCTTCTTCCGACGGATCCGGACTAAACAAGAAAAACACCCCCACGCCGTCATGGCGAAGGGGTGTCAAAAAACAAACTTCAAAATCACTTCCGATTATGACGAAAGTGTATCTCTTCCGTGCGCGTGCGCACGTTACCTATATTATATATATAAGGCTGTCCTGATGTACAGGCAGCCGGCATAGTAGGTGCCGCCTTCCTCGTTATCGCGCTGCTCTATCTTGGCGGTGCAGGAGAAGGGGGACTCCTCCTTCGTGAAGGAGCGCACCATGTCGGTCTGGTCCTGGTAGACATAGCCCAGGTGGTGTCCGTCCATAGCCACCACCTTAATGGCGTCAGGATCCACCTCGTTGTCAGGCTCCGGAACCAGCCTGCAATCACAGCGGCCGCGGTAGCGGGACACGCCACTACGCATGTTAAGCCCGGCGATCGAGATGATCCTCAGGTTGTCATAGAGACTCAGGAAGAAACCGTCGGAGCGCTGCTCCGGCCACGGCCCCTTGTAGGTGTCATTATCGAGGGCCGCAAGCGTGGCACTGTCGCCAGCCGCCTCTGCCTGGAACCTCGTCTCCAGGGTCTTCTGTATCAGCTCGGCCTGGCCCTGCAGGTCGGCAATCATGGAGTCTGTCATACCGCCTGCTGCCTCCGGCGATGGAGCCTCCGGCTTCTTGTTTATGAAATATACCATGTAGGCCACAAGGCCCACCAATACCAAAATCACAAATACTATCATAGCTTAAAGTTTTTAGGGGTTAATTGTTGCCTGCCGCAAAGGTAGCGGCAGGCGTTAGTTCACATAGGGGGCAGCCATCTGCCCGGCATCTCATTTCCAGCCGCACTTCAGTGCGACAGCGATCCAAAGGATTGCAAGGATCCAATTTTCAACCATAGCTCAAAGTTTTAAAGGGTGTAAAAATATCTCAAATCTTAGACACCAAGCACAACTGCTGGGGCAATATCCAGTTTGACAGAAAGTTCACGGGCCACCTTCAAGGTGGGCTCGGCCTTCCCTGTAATGTAGTCGCTGATACGCGAGGGGCTCAGACCGAGGATTTCGGCCAGCTTCGACTGGGTGATACCAAGCTCTGTCATGCGCAGCTTGATGACATCGCCGAGCGCAGGCTTGCCGATGCTGAAATGCTCGTCCGAATAGTCTGCAACGAGGTTAGTCAACAATTCCAGCTCAATGCTGTTAGGATCGGTGAGCGGCGTGTTGTCGTCAACCAACGGCAGCAACTGTTCCACCCTGGCCAAAGCCCATTCGTACTGTTCTTTCGTTTCAATCTTTGTCATAACAAACTTCTCCTATTAAATCGTTTTACAATCAATCCTGTCATATTCCTTGTGCGTTCCGATGAATCGAACATAAACAGCCCTAATTGTGAACTTAATCACGGCCACGAGACGGAACCTGTTTCCCATGATGTTAAACACATAATGCTGGTTTCCGACGGCATCCACAGAATTGAAATCATTCTTCACGTCGGCGAAGCATGTCCACCTGCTGCTTTTCACCACACTAATCCATACCTGCATGGCCACCTTGGATTCCGGATGCTCGGATACGAATTGTCTGATCGTTTGTTCTGTTAATAATCTCATTGTTGTAGCTTGATGGTGCAAAATTAATAATAAATTTCTGAATAACAAAATATTTTTCGGAAAATCGGGATTTTTTAACATTTATACACATAAATACCCTGCGGCGGGCTCAGGCCGCAGGGCGGGTGTGATAAGGATTCCCGATGGCAGTTATGCGATCTGGAACGAGCCCATTATCTTTGCGATGTCACGGACGGCGTCGTTGAATATCTTCTTCTGTTCGTCGTTCAGCGTATAGACCTTCCCTCGTACAGGTGTGCCGTTGATGCGCTGCGAGAGCCACCCTGTGCTCTTCTTGAAGTAGTACTTGGCAATGACAGAGAACGGGATAATCTTCTTGATGTCGTCATCTATCTGCTCGGCGATAATCTGCTTTCGCATATTCTCCACGCCAAGTTCTATATCCCCC